AGTTCCTTCTCCTTCATCTTCAAAAGTTCTTCATACTGTGCTTTGGCTTTGAGTTCTTCCTCTTGTTGTTTCTTCTTCAAGTTCTCTTCTCTTGTCTTAATTGCCTCGGTGACTTTCTTGTCGATAAGCTTTTGAAGTTCCTCTTTCGTTAAAAATTCATACTCGTCTGCGTTGATTCCAAGTTCTTTGGCTTTGTTGATTAGTGCGTCTTTCGGGTTTGCTTGCTGTGTTTCTTGTTTGTCTGCTTCCCACTGTTTCACTTCTGTTTCATCGTGCAGTACGTTCTCCGCCCCAGTAGTCTGTTGCATCGATACGCCCTGCTTGTTTTCCTCTGCCATACAATTACCTCCCTTTAGGTTTATTCGCCTGTTGCCCATGTGCATTTAGATTCTTGTGCGATACTTTACATCTGCCATCTTCCCACCTCCTTTACTCTACCATTGTTTCATCAATCGCGCTTGTTAGGAAGCACATACAATTCGGATGAGCGGGAGCTCCATCGTACGGTACTGCATTCGGTGGGTAAACACCTTTTCCAAGACCGACGTCCGTGTTCGCAAGTTGGTCGCAAATATCGTACTTGGGATGTTGGTGTGAAAGATTCCACTTTATGCCTTTGACAAAGTCAAGCCTCTTTGCGTTTTCTGTGTACTCTGCCCGCCACGCCCGTTGTATTTCTGTTCGTGCTACACGCATCGCATTGTATTCCATCTTCTCTTTCGTGTAGTTTGCAATTATTTCTGCTACCTTGTCCGGTTCTGCGTTCTTTATCATCTTTTGCACGTACTTCGGTATTTCAATGACCTGCTCATTCTTTGCCAGTTCCTCTGCCAGTTCCTTTGCCGAACGCCCAGAGAATACAGTTTCGAGTATCTTGTTCTTTACGAGTTCTTGCATTTGTTCTGCGTTTTTCCATACTCTTTGAGACAGTGTCAATCCGTTGATTCTGTAATTCATCCACGTGTTGTATGCTACCGGTCTGCGTACGTTTACAAGCGTCTTCACTTCGTTTTTTACTTGTCTTAGAATTCTGCCAGTTGCTGTGTTAATCATAAACGTTTTATTTCCAACCTTGATTTTTCCAGTTCCCAGTGACTTTTCCAAATCTAACATGAGTTGAATTATCGCTTGCTCTCCTGCCTTCTCTCCGTATGCTAACAACATCGCTTCAAATTCCTTCGTGTGCTCTTCAAAAAGTTTCGCAAGTGCATCTGCTATTTCAGTGGGTATACGGTTTGTGATTTCTTTCCCCATCAATAACCTTTGCAAGTCTTCCAAGAATGGTACGAGAATATCGTGTGCGTACTTCTTTTCAAATTCCCCGAGTATGGGTTTAATCGGTGGTTGCGTTGCCATTGTCTACACCTTCATTCAAGCGGTACACATCGGGTGAGTTTTCCATCAGTTTGGCAAGTTCTTCGTCCGGGTTGTCAACATACGGTGCTTTTTTCAGTGCCGTTTCTTTTGTCATTAGACCACCAGTTACCATCATCAAAAGGTTGTTTATTGTTTCCGTTTCGTTTGTTGGCAAATTGACCGTGATTTCTATGTTCAAATCGTCCATATTGATTGCCTTATTTGTAGTCAATTCGTAGATTTTTGCGAGTAGTGAGTACCTTCTAAGCAGTCCATCCTTAAAGTTCATTGCCTTCTCCTGTGCCTTCACAAGTGAGACCATGTAGAACATCTTCAATGCCACACCAGACACGCTTGTCATTGCCTTAGGGTCGAAGAAAATACGTGGCAACATTGCTATATCGAAAAACGATTCTTTAAGTTTGTTATAGATCCAGTCACTTGCGTTGATGTTCTGATCCCACGTTAGATATTTTGCGTCTGCCCCTTTTTCAAAATTCAAGATCTTGCCTTTCCCTTGCAGGTTGTTCAAGCGCTGCCCAAATACGAGCAGAAGTGGGTCTCCGTGATACTTGTTCGTATCTGCTACATCAGAGAGCAAAGTTTCCATTTCTTCTACGATGCTCTGTAAATCTTCCAAGTCTGTTTTTATCTGCCGATGAAAAATGTCATTGACGTAAAACACAACCGGCAAGCCATAGAGATTTTCAATCATGCTTGTGGCTGTTCCATCGAGGAACTCCGTCGTCTGCTCACTTGTGAAAATCCGAGAGATGGTATGCTTCATCCCGGAGTAATCCATCTCGGAGTACTGCTCAGCAAAGTATTGCAACTCCATGTAGTCGTTCCAGAATGGTATTGCTGCCATGCCGTCGATAAGTCGCACACGCAAATTTCCTTCATCGTCAAAAAAGATGTGTTCAAATGCATTTCCAAAGACTGCCGAAGCTTCCAAAATCTCCGCATTATGCTTATCTATCTGATTGAACTTATGAAATTGCTTCAGGAACTGCAGAAATCCCTCGTCCGGGTGTGTTACCTTCACCGGCTGTGAAAGAATGAAGTACACGAAGAACTTCACCGCAAGCTTGTAATAGTTCAATACCACCTTCGATGTGTGAAAGGTTTCATCCCCCACGACCTTATCGGGCTTGTTCTGAATCTTGTGCTTGCCGTAGTACAGGTCATACATCTGCATTGACTTTGCTTGCTGTTGAATCGCGTATGAAGTGTTTAGAAGATTGAATATTTCTTCAACATTGGTCATCAAAAGACCCCCCATTCCTGCTTATCGAATATTTTCGTGCCTGCGTGGTACATATGTGTATAGACTGCGTATCGTAATGCGTCCATTGTGTGATCCATGAACTTGACCGGTTCTTCGAGCAAGTTACCTTCTTTATCCTCTCTCCATTTATAGCTTTCGATCTCCTTTATCGTGTTAGCACAGTTTTCGGAGATATATATCTTGTGCCGTTTTATGAAATCTATTCCATCCTTTACACTTTTGTCCGAAGGCATAGCATAATAACCTGCCTGAATGAGTTCTTGAATCCTTTGCGGTTCGGCACTATCACAATAAACCGGTGCTGTTTGTTCCGTGATAAAGTCCCTTAGCATTTCGATGAGTTCTTGGTTAGTCTTGTATCGCTCATAAAGTTCGTCGAGGATGTAGATATTATTATCTTTGATTCCTATTCTAAGACAAGCAGTCGGGTTGTTGTAACCGAAGTCGAGCCCGTAGATAACTTCATCAAAGCTTGCCGGCATTTCATTCGTGATCGTGTAATTGCTGTAAATCTTGTTCTTTATCTCCGCATACTCGCCAAGAGCGTAAATACGATAAAATGCTTCATCCTGTTCTATCAACTTCTCTAACGTTTGTACATATTCTTCATCGAGGAACGGGTTGTCCACGTACCAAGTATGAAGCACTTCAACGTCTGAATCTACTCGGTCATAAAACTGCTTCTTTGTCCATCCATCGAGCGAGTTGTATGTCAAGAACATCTGATTCTTGGTCTCGGTCGCTCTTCTCAACCTCAATTTCAGTTGCAAGTAGTCGTTATAGTCAAATTCCGTTGCTTCTTCCATCCATATGTAGTTGAACTCTGACGACTTGATCTTCTCTGGCGCGTCTATTCCTCTGAAAAAGATTACGTTGCGTCTTGGCAGTTCTATGGTTTGGTCAACTTTGTGCTCTATGTACGGTACGTTAAGCTTATTGAGAACATCAAGAATTAGACGGTATGAGGTGAGTCTTAAACTCGGGTTGTATTTTCTTGCGATCAGTAGGTACTTATTACGTTGGCTCAACAGTTTATCAATGATTAAAAACTGTGCCACGGTGTATGACTTGCCACTGCCCGCACCGCCATAAACTACGACTTCTTTGGCTCGTGCTTGCTGAAGAAATCTGTAAATCTTTTCTATTACTTTAACCTTGTTCTTTGTTCTCTCTTCCGTTGTCGTTTCCTCTACCGCTAACATACTCCACCTCAATTCTGAATCCATCTTTGTCGGTGGTCAAGTTCACGTTGTCACGTTTTCCCCATTGTTCAGGATACTTCCTTTCGAGCCACCAAGCCGCTGCTTGCCAGTTCCCCTCCTGCGCTGCACGCTGTATCAACGCAACATTCCTGGCAACTGCATCCTTCTCTGCTTTTTTTATAGTCTGCCAAAACTGCCTTTTTATGCCGCTTTTAGCCGCTTCACCTTCTCTCAACCATCTGAACCAAGTAGTAGACCCTATTCCCAAAATAGGATATACATCTTTTATATAATTTCCCGCAGATACCAGTTTATAAGCCTCTTTTATTAATTCTTCAGTCAATTTCGGTTTTCTCGGCATATAATCTCACTCCAATCAAATTACTTCATTATATTTTATCTTTTGCCCATTTCTAATTAGGAATACATCTTCGTCAGCATTTCTATAATCAATATATCGTTTCACGATAACATCACAATATTTTTCCTCTAACTCAATGGTATAACAAATTCTATTCGTCTGTTCACAAGCAATCAACGTACTCCCAGAACCACCAAAAGGGTCAAGCACAATACAATTAGAAAGGCTTGAGTTCAAGATTGGATAAGTTATGAGT